TTTAACACCACTTGAATTGTAGTTTTCATTATAAGCAATATTAGCCATTAATAAGTTAATGTTTTGGTCTGTTGTGCCAATTTTAATAATTTGATTGGTGTCCAACTTACCTTTATAATCAAACACTCTCAAATTGTATAGTGTGTTTGCTGGGTTTGCATCTGGGGCCAATAAAGAAAGGGATTCTACAGTAGATGAATATGTGGATACGTCCACATTACTGCCTTGGTAAGCCGACTGACCTTTTTGTGGAATATTTAAGATACTAACATTTGATACTATAATGTCTTGTACTTTTAGTGAAATTTGTGGGGATGCAATATAATCTTCACCCGTTTCATTTACAATAATGGTACTTACAGAACCAATACTATCTGTATTTGCGGTAAATTTTGCACCATCACCTAAAATACCTGTAACTGTAATTAAAGCGTTAGAAGCATTTGCATTAGCGGATACAACTCTTAATGTTGGCAAAGAAGTTAATTTATAACCTAATCCACCGAGTGGATAAAGTTGTGTGCCATATCGAAATGCAACATTGGTGATAGCGCCAGTTGCAGATACAGTAACAACATTTGCGTATGCTCCATAACCCGAACCACCAGAAAAAATAATTTGGTCATTGGCACGATATCCGTGACCAGCATTTTCAATATTCATTGGAGCCAAAATGCCCAAGAATTTTAAATCTGCGTAGTTATTGGCAGCAGTGTCATCATCTAAATTTGTTAGATATAATGCTTGTGCTGAAATTTCTGGAGGCCTGGATATTCCACCTCCACCATTAATAACCAAAACTGAAGATATTGGATTAACTGCAACGGTGTGAAAATCTAACGCAGACGAAATTCTAGTGTGTATATTTGCAGTATTGGAAAAACCATAATCCAATGCATCAATTCTTAAACCTGATTTTGTTCCAATGGCATTATTTGCAATTAAAACATAAGAAGTTTTGGTTGGATCAACCGAAGCAACCACAGCCGAGGCACCACCACCATATTTAATAGTTAATGGTGATTCTAGTGTGTACCCATATCCTCCATCATCAACGTTGATAGATTTAATTGTACCAGTCGTTACTGTACCAATTTGAGCATTTGCACCAACAGGAAACAATGTATCTTCATTTAATCCACCATAAACAACAACAGGATCTCCTGGTCGATAATACAGACCACGATATTTTGGATTAATTGTTATTGAACTAATTTGACCAACAATTTTTGCTCTAAGTGGCTGACCACCAAATAAAACATCTTGGTCGTTATTGTCAACTACACGAACAAATTCACCAGATTGAAACAATCGTTGAATATTGGATACAAAAACTTCCGTTTTGGTTCCAGCAACAACGGAGTTTTCTACTGTTGCAATGGACCTAGTTGTTTCACCCAACAACCTATATTGTTTAATATTTAAAAGGTTGTCATCCAATGAAGCCAGTTTTAAACTCTTAGCAACGTACCAAGTACCAGCAGAAGCTCTTAATACAGACTCTTTAGTATAATACACATCAAAGTCTGAATTGTAAAGCACCTTAAACAGAAATTTAAATGATGCCGGTGTTCCTTTTGATTGATAGAACTGTTTGGCATATTTTACTACCTTCGTTTTATCAACCAATAAATCTTTAGGAAAAAAAGGCAGAAAATCATTAATAAAATAATCAATGAACTCAGAAGTGGTATTATCAATATCTGTATAGTTTAAGATATTTTTTGCACGATTAGTTACTTGTCCTTCTTGTTCCATCCACTCATAATATGCTTGCAAAAACAATACAAATTTATCGTATGCAGGATCGTCCCGAATGTATGCAGGAAGCTGATGTGGAATCAGTAATGAAGTTTTTTGATTATTTGGAATCATTAGTTGTTAGTTTTAGGTATTACATTAACCGTAATTGCTGTTGAGTCAAATTCATCAATAGTAATAATTCTATTGTATGATGAAGAAATAGTTGAAACTGTTGGTGTTGCAGAAACAGTTAACATTCCAAATACATTATTTACACTAGTAGGATTAAAAGCATTTAAAGTAATTAAACCAGCATCATATTCAATTGTTCCTATGTTGTCATCAAGAACAGTTTTAGCATTACTGTTGTTATTGTAGTATGTTCTCAATGTACCATATTTACCTTGAAGGTTGACCACCAAAGCACCTAATTGACCTGTAGTGTCACCTGGTTGCGGAGTTACTGTTGCAATTGCACTGGTGTAGTTGTTACCTGCGTTAGTGATTGTAACACTTTTGATACTTCCGCTTGCAAGAACAGCCGTAGCAGTTGCACCTACACCATCACCAAGAATATCAATTTTAGGTGCATACTGATAACCAAAACCAGGATTGATAACAGAAATAGTTTCTACACCATATGTGGAAACAGGAACTTCATCAATATAAACATTGTTAATTGACCTTTGTGGATTCAATGGATCTGGATATTGCAGAGTTGGTGTGCTACTTGTACCACTTAAAAACAATCCTTTTTGTAAAGGTGCATTAAAGTATAATTTATAAGTTGTGGGTGTTGAAAAATTTGGATAAAATTTCTTCTGCAATTTAATTTTATAATCGCTGGTCAAAATGGAATTGTTATACAATTGGATTGTGTTTAACAAATCATATGAACTAAATGTGGAATTAAATGTATTTAAAGTTTTTTTACCAAATGCAATAATAGCATTTTTTACACCAGTTTGAATTTGTCCGGCAGTTAATGATGTTTTGGCTGGATCATAATATACATTAATATCTAATTTAATATAAGTGTAATCGGGATCAACAATGGTTGGTGTTACAGTCAAAACACTAATAGGTTTAATAACATCACTAACAATTTTTTGTTTTTGAATTTCGGTTAAAGTGTATCCACCAGTTGGTTTTAAAGAAATAAAGACTTGGCCGTATACTGGTGGATCGTTTTCTTCGCCACCCCACACATTAACTGCATCAAATGAGAAACCGAGTTTATTTTGTTGCACCGCAGAAATATAATCATTTTTTGATACTGCACGGTTTTGTGCAGAATAAGATTTAATGGCTTGGTATTTAATGGAACTAATGGTTTCTTTTCCGCTACCTTGTGAAGCCGCAATTTTTGGATAAATTGATGTTGTTGTATAACCATTGATGCGGTCCATCAACAAAAAGTTGTTTGCTTTAGCAGACTTGGTACCTTCAGTAACAACATAAGAAACAGTAATAATATTACCATCAGATACGGCATGGCCTAGAACGTCATCACCAAAAGAAATTTCATAGTTTCCATTAGATAACTCTTGTAAGAAGTATACATTTGAATTTGAATCTAATGTTAAGTAATTCGTTGCGGGTTGAAATACTTGATATGCAGTATTGGAACTGGATTCTTGAACCAATACTTTAAGTGTGGTTGTATCAATTAAAGAATTGGTTAACTCAAACTGTTTTTTAGGATTAGTTGCAGTATTAACAGTATAGCGGTGAGTAATTGGAACACCTTGTTTTAATTCAATATTTGTAAATGTTGCGGTATTACTAGAAACGGATACTGTTGATGAATCTGTTGTAACAAAGTTATAGTTTACACCATTCACCGACTCCGACAAGAAGTTGGTAAATTTTGGTAATGTAAATGATGTGTTAGAAACACCATTAAATGTAATGTCAATAAATGCTGTAGGTGCAATAGAAGATTTTGGTACATAGTCCAACAATTTTGCATGAGATACAACAGAACCTCTTTGTAATGCGGTGTCCAAGAACATTTCATTGGCTACCATGTTTAGATAAAAAGAGTTGTAGTGTGTATTGTAGGCCAAAACATCGAGTAAGACCGACATAGTAGAACCATCAAAGTTGTAATCTTTGAGTGTATCTTGCGATTGTAAGTAAGTTATAAAGTTTTGCTTAATATTACTGAAATCTAAATCAGCTACCTTTATATTGGTATTGGACGCTGCCATTATCTTGACCTTTCAAGAAGTAAATTTACGGCTGTTGGCAAAGTATTGTTTCCTATAAGAAAAGTTAATGTAGCCTTAAAAGAATTAGTATCTGGTGAAGGAATTACAGTAACATCTTGAATAACAACTCTTGGTTCAAAATTACGGACGACATTCTTAATCTCTTCCCTAATTAAACCAGCAGTTAAAACATTAATTGGTTCAAATAAAAGGGTATCTATATTCGAACCTAAAGTAGGTTGAAATAATCTTTCATAAAAATTAGTCAACAATAGAGAACGAACTGAACGAATAACCGCCTGTTCATCATAACTTACGGCCACATCGTTAGTAACGGGTAGCTTTCTAAAAGTTAAATCTAAATCGGAATATATCTTTTTAATTGTGGCCATCTGATATTTATGTGTTAAAATTGGTTAAAATATTCATAATATGATGGTGGAGTCGGAACAACTTCTGGTTCTGTAACTGGTATTACAATATTATTATTTGCAATATCGGTTTTAATTTTTGGAGTACCAATAACATTTTCAAGTAAATATGTCTGAGCCGTACCTATATTAGTAAAATTACTTATTTTAAAGTAATCATCCATCAATTTAACTGCATTTGCATAAAAATTCCAATCGTGTGACCATCTATTGTATATAAATTCATTAAATTTATCAATAATGTTTTTAATATTATTAATTGCAGTAATATTTAAGGTATTTACATCAGCTGTTAATAATGTGCCGTCTGTTGTCAATAATGTTGAATCAGCTGTAAATATTGATAAATTTGAACTTGAACCACCTACAAAATTAACAAAAATTTCACAATTTTCACCAATAACAAGATTATTGGCCTCAACTTCATCAACAACAAATAAACTGGTTAATGAACCATATGCAGGTAAACTATTGGCAATACCATCAGTTTTGTTTAACAAGGTAACTAATGTTTGTCCTGTATTAATTGCAGTTAAATATGAAGGTATTGTTGGTGAACCAGAAGTTTCTGATACACCAGACACATTATCTGTGTGTAATTTGAATCTATCTAACTGAATAATACAGTTTATTGCTGAATTTAATAAATTTATTGTTGTAGTATCTGGTGAAGGAATTGTGTATATTGATGCAACCAAATTTGATAGATTTGCAGTAATGTTATTACAAACATTAGCCAAAGGATTAACATAATAATTTGTAGTAATCACATTGTTATTGGCCATATCATTTAACTGCCAATCTGCCAACTCAATGTCGGTTGCCATAGATTGGATAGTATTTACAGCTTCTTCAGGCAAATCTAAGGTAGTACCAAACTTAGTGGTGTCAAAGTTAAATTGTAATCTATCAAATAATTGGGTCATTATGGCATTGGTTGTCTAGGAGGTGAAGTTGGTCCTTTATCACCCATGTGATTGTGACTATTAAATTTGGTTCTGGTTGATTGCATAGAACCCATAGAATCTTTTACTACACCACCTTCAACCATAGTGGTGCCTGTAACTTGCGGCGATAACATAGATACATTTGCAATGACTTTACCTGAGGAGTTCTCATAACCAGGTATAGTGAATCCTACATTAACACCACCAATTGAATCAATTCCACCATGTGAAAACAGTTTGTAACCGCAAGTAAGATTAGTAGTTGCATTGATAGAACCACCACTTGTAATACTTCCTGATACAGCAAGGTCACCTTTAATTGTAAAGGCATTTTCGCAAGAAAAGGTGATATCTCCACCTTCACCACCCGCATCAATATTAATTTCTTTACCGGCAACCAAATCAATATTGCCATCTGCATTAATCTTTACATCACCAGCAACTTGAGAATACATCTTACCATCAATTTGCGAGTAACAATCACCTTTAACATGAAGTTTGGAATCTCCAAGAATTTCGATATTACAAGTACCTTTGATGACAATGTTTCTATCTCTCATGTATACTGAGAAACCATTACCTAACACTACATGTTCTGTTGAGCCACTTGGATCAATCTCGTAGAATGTTCCAGTTCTGTGTTGAGTTCTAACTCTTTCATTACCAGGAGTATCGTCCATCAAACTGATGTGACCAGATTCCGTTTGTGTCATATTTACATACGGATATTTTCCAGGCTTTACATCATGTTGTGTGTGCCAAATACTGGTGTTATTCGCTTGTTCTGCCATTAAAATATTTTCTTTGATCGTTTTTTGGAAGTGGGTCCGGTGCCTGAGAATGTGGTTGCTAGAAGTGCAACACTAGTACCAAGTAACAATGCAGATTTAGCAACTGAAGCCGCACCCATCAAAGTAGTTTTTGTTTCTTTTAACAATGCACCAAATTCTGTACCAGGACCACTACCTTTTGCACCACCTAATTTACTAAAAGCTGCACTTGCAGCTGCTTTGGCAGCACCAATTAGTTTAACAAGAATTTTGGCCATTAATAAAACTAATGCAACAGGTAATGCTTTAATCCATGCAATAATTTGATTTAACTTCATAACAACTTTTGCAATCATTTTAAAAAAATTATCAATGGTTTTCATCATTCTATTTATTAACTTCAATTTGGCTGTTATCCATTTGACTGCTTCACTAATTTGAGTAGTAATGACACCACTTTCTGCTTCAGTTTTCATCTTGTTCTCTCTAACATCTCGCCTAGTTCGAACTTGATTTCTTACTGCTGTATGTTGATTATTAATATAATAAGGAACAGTTTGTTTTGGGTCATCAATTGCAACTACATTATAATTTGAAAATGCAATTACTGTTCCGTCTTTGTGACCACGGGAAATATCTGGTGTTGTTGGTTTACCAGGAATATCTAAACGGTCCGCAACAAATAATGGACGTGGAGGGTCCACTTCTTTTACGCTATTGTATTGTGATTCATCGTATTGAATTTCTGCTAATACTGTCATTTTTTACTCCTCTGGTTCTTCAGGTGTATCTGTTGGTTCGGCATTATAAGTTGCCGTTACATCATTTGGATCTTTATCTCCATACTCTTTGTCGGGGTCTACATACTGGTCTTTTTCTTTATCTGTCATATCTGGTTCTTCAGATTGTTCAAACTTAAAGCTCGTTGGGTCTTGCCAAACTCCAGGCAATACACCTAACATAACAGGAAATTGTCCACTTTCACCATCCATAAAAAATCCAAGAATCCAATCTCCTAACATTGGTGCAGAAAATGTCTTAGATGCATTTATTGGATATACAGCTTGAGCCCAAGGCAAATCAGATGTTGGAATTTCTTTGCCATACCAACCAAAGATTCTAACTTGACAACGACCTAAACCCAAAGGGTCTACTCGGTTCTCAACTGCACCAACCCACCAAACAAATCCATTTAGTCCTGCAAAACTATTAACTGCCTTTGTCATTTAATTATCCTCACTTATACCATGCTTTGCCACATAACAGAACCACCACTAGGTGATGCATAAGAGTTTGGTACACTCTCTTTGGCCAATTCTAAAACAGTCTTATACTCATTCATTGTAATCATATGCCTTACCGCAGTTACCAAATATTTACCTGAATAAAATGAATCGGGTGATTTTGCATTTGGATTTAATGACAATAAAGAAAAATTAAGTGTCATTCCTACAGTTAATGCAGGATCTCCAGGTACAGAAATTTTAATTCTAATATAATTAGCCAATGCCAACTGTGCAGTTCTGTGTGGAATAAATGTTTCTGCAAAAATATCAGGACCAACTACTGGTCCATCAAAGGTTGCACCATCAGCAGTATCATCTTCTGGTACACGACCTGCTTCATCAATATAAGGAACAACCTTTTGATTGAAGTTTGTAAATGCCAATTTGTATACTGCTTGAGATGTATCGGTTAATTTATCACCATATCTATTTTCATAGTTATTAACAACTCTAGATTTATTTAAAGATTTAGACTTAGTATCATATTTTTTATAATCAAATTCTGTTGTCTTTAATCTTCTAGTTAATACGTCAACTGACAATAATTTGTTTGCAAATATACCGGAGTTAATACCATGCAAGGTGTCAAATGAATTTAAAATCTCATAAGTGGTAACATTGTATACATTACCTTGCATATCTTTAGGACTTACGTTTTTTGGATTGTATGCATAATTGTAATACGGTGCCTGTGTAGTTAATTTTTGTAATGATTTAAAATTAAAACCATATTTGTTTTCAAAGAAAACCATATCTGCACCAGGTAAACTAGGTGATGGTCTTGCATAGTTGGCCATCCAATTAATTGCATCAAAAGGTTTAATTGTAGGCACCACAAAACTATACACACCATAGGTGTCATCAATATCTATCTTACTATCGTCTATGCCTAACTCATTAGATAATATATCATATACATTATCTGAAATAGTAGAATCTGGATAAGATTTGCATACCTTATATTGTTCTGAGAGTAATAGTTCTTCTGAACAGAAGTACAAACAATATGATTCGGTGTTCATATTGTTTTCTAATTTTCTTTTATCTATTTTATAAACTCTAAACATTTTATCAATTTGTGCAACGCCACTAACCTTTGCAAAAGTCATTTTTAAGAATTCTGTACCATTCATGTTTAATAATTCAATATAACCCATAGAATCGGTTACCATCAAATAACCGGCTGCGGTGTTATTAAAAATATCTTCATGATATGACAACTCCACCAATATGTTTTTCATATCCATATTGTCTACGGATGTGACCAACATTAAATTGACTAAAGCATAGTCCTTTGGATAGAGAATACCTGACATAATTTACTTACTCATTAATTCTTTAAATTGCGATTCAATCTGAGGTGCATAAATGTTATTAATCAAATAGATTTTTCTTTTTCTTTCATTATTTTCCATTTCCCAATCGTAAATGCTTAAAGCTCTTTTAGAAATAAACTTTGATACGCTTGTACCATTTGGAAAATTTTGTGTAATTTTATCTACTTGCAACAATGTCCATTCATCTTCATCAATAATCATTGATGTTTGTGTTTTGCCAGTTTCAGAATTTTCAGTACCAAATATTTTTAGATAATACTTAACTGTTTGTTGTGCGTAAGAAATAACACTTGGAGAACCAGCATCATCTGCTTCAACAGCATACTTATCATTAATGTATTTTAACATCTGTTGAGAAGTTAATGGCCATTGCCATTGTGGGTCGAGTATTTGGTTTGCATATAAAACCATCCAATGCCTATTAACATCACCATAATATTTACTTGCAACAATCTCAGGTGTATCACCTTCTTGTATATCATAGGCATAAAACAATAAAGGATTTCTTGCCAAAGCAGGAATCATATTAGTTCTAGCCATAATATTAGTTGATGCTATAGCATTATTTTTATAATCTGTTGATGCAATTTTTGGAAAAGAATCAAAATATAACATTATCTTAATCCTCCATTCACACCGTTATAACCTTTTTGAATTTTCATCTTATCGAGAATCTCTGTTTCTGTAAATGTTAGTGTTAATGTTGTTTGAACAGGTGCACCATCATCGTATGCCGCCCAACCACTAGGTGTAAAATTAATATCTAAATCTTTTAACACACAATTGCCATATTTTGGCAAAAATTTATTTTCTACACCATCAATCATAAAGTCAACAGTAAATATTGATGGAGGTATTAAATACATAGACTGTGAAGATATTTCTTTACCCGCCATAAGTGTTGGTGCAAAATGATATTTAAATTGATTGATAATATAATTTACTTCATTTGATTCATCTTGTGAATTTGGAGTGAAAACAAAAGACAATGTAAAGCTTCTTAAACCAATACCTCGATAAATCATTTGTAATTGAGGGTTGATAGCGTAACCAGCACCTTTAAGTAAAACACTTTGTAAATTGTCTGCATTTACACCAAAACCAAATTTGTTAGCTAGTGCAGAACCACCTTTTGTAAGTAAAGATATGGCTGCTGGGTCCGTAGATGCAATGTTACCTGCTTGTTTTAAAGCTCCAGTAACTCCACCCATGCCACCACCACCATTTTTATAGGCATCAATAATTGAACCAGATTTGCCAGCTACTTGGTCAATTGTTCTTAGTGTGTTGATACCTGATCCTAAATCGGTTAATCTCAATTCATCATAAGAAGAACTGTACTGTGCTGAAAGTGTGTCGGGCATATACAGAGAGATTACCGCTTTTGGTTGTGTTCTTGTTGGTGATATTTTTAAACCTTTTGATATAATGTCACCAAAACCTCCACCACCACTAGCTATTTTATCAATTGGAGGCAGAGCATTCCCTTCTTCATCAAAGGGTACAAACCCACCATCACCACTTGAAGCTGAAGTATCTTCAGAAAACCAACTTCCAAATCCTGGTAAACCTACAGTATCACCTTGAATTAAATTTGAAGCAGAACCGGCACCACCACCTTTATTATAACCTGCAGGAATAATTTCTGAAATTGAAAATTGAACATAATGTGATTTAGACGGACTTGTGGCTAAATCTGATGGATATTTGTACGTCTTTACACCAAGACCACCATAAAGTAATGATAGTGGACTATTTGGGTTAAATACATTTGATGGTATTGAAACGCCAGCAATTGACGATGGAATAGAAATTATGGCCATTGACTATCTCTAAAATTGATTATACATACTATTTATGGCATATTCTGGACGATTTACACCAAAGAACCCACAGAAATATATTGGGGATCCAAATAACATCATCTACCGTTCTTCTTGGGAATGTAAGATGATGTCCTGGCTTGACCGCAATTCCGACATTATATCATGGGCTTCTGAAGAACTTATCATTCCATACATCTCCCCTGTAGATAATCGTAAACATCGATACTTTCCAGATTTTATTGTTAAAGCAAAGACCAGAGATGGTTCTTTGAAAACTATGATGTTGGAAGTCAAACCAAAAAAACAGACTTTACCACCAGAACCAAAAAAAAGAGTTACTAAACAGTTTATTAATGAGGTAACTACTTATGCCGTCAACCAAGCCAAATGGAAGGCCGCAAATGAATTCTGTTTAGACAGAGGTTGGGAGTTTAAATTGATTACGGAAGATCACTTAGGACTCAACTAAATAGTAAAATGGCATCTAATCTAACCTCTCTCGCAAAAGAAAAATCGGCAGCCGAAATCCAAACGATGTCGAAAGATTCGTTAAAGTGGCTTCAAGGTAAAATTGACGAGCTCAGAAACCCAGCACGGGTTCGGTCTGAAATGAACAGAGAAAAGTTTAGACAAACCAACACCTTTAAATTAGGTATGTTGTATTGTTTTTATTACAGCCCAATCACCAAAGCAGACTTACCATATTATGATAAGTTTCCATTGGTACTAGCATTAGAGAAATACAATGACGGTTTCTTAGGTTTAAACTTACATTACTTGCCACTTAAATATCGGTTGGCATTTTTAGGTAAACTGATGGATTACGCTGTCCTAGACAGTAACGATGACATTAAAAGGTTGCGTGTCACTTATGACATTTTAAATGCCTCCAGACGCCTTAAAGAGTTTAGGCCTTGCATTAAACGATATCTTACTGGTCAAATCCAGTCAAAATTACTTACCATTCAACCAAATGAATGGGATGTAGCGGCATACTTGCCAATTCATATGTTTGCCGGTGCCCAGCCTGCTCGTGTGTGGCAAGAATCATTACAAGAAATAAGGAAATAATAAATGGCACTCGGGGACATTTTTAATAAAGTCGGTAATGCTGTTGGTGATGTTGCTGGAAATTTATTTGGTGGAATTCTTGGCCAAGAGGCGGGTAAAAGTGGTAGCATCAATGACTTCAAAGCAAGTTTCACTACTGATGTTGCTAGACCAAATAAATTTGATGTAGAAATTCCTGTACCTATCACGTTGATACCTTTCAGAGGTATGTCCCGCATTTTAAAGATGCGTTGTGAAAATGCAGAACTACCAAGCAGAACATTTGCAACAGCTGATCGTAAAATTGGTTCTAATCCAGTTGAGAAGATGCCATATCAACCAACATATAATGATGTTGTGTTAACCTTCATTCTTGGTGATGATATGGAAACTAAAGTATTTTTTGATACTTGGCAAGAATTTATCAATCCAACTTATTCTTTTAATTTTACATACAAGACAGATTATGTCACAAATATAACAATTAATCAATATGATGTTCACAATAAATTAACATATTCCATTAATTTGATTGATGCATATCCTGTTTCTGTTAACCAGTTAGACTTAGACTGGTCGGCTGATGGACACCATAAGCTAACTGTTGTATTTGCATATTCATATTGGATTAACAACTCTGTTCAAGCACTTGGTAATTCTTTGTTGTTGAGTGTTATATCAAGAATCACATCTGCATTGGGTGGATTAGGTTCTTTAGGTACTTTCGGTGAAACATCCGATTTGTCTAATCCATTCGGAATTGACATATTTGGTAACGGAGATGGTGGAGATTTTTCTGATCCATCATATAACGCTACCGATACAGAATCTTCTTGGTTTGGTGACCAAGCAGCTTATGACTTTGCAACCTTTGATGATGACGGCAATCCGTTGCCTGATTTAGGCGGCCAAGATGGAGTTTATACTGACCCGTATGACCGTGGGATTTATATTGGTTAATTTTTTAATATAGGAGTGATAATAAAATGGCATTACCAAAAATTGATGCACCGGTTTATGAAATAGATTTACCGTTATCTAAGAAACATATTCGATTCAGACCTTTTCTTGTAAAAGAACAAAGAAATCTGATGATGGCCATGGAATCTGATGATAAAGAAACTATCGAAAAAAACATTAAACAGGTACTACATAATTGTACCTTAACAACAGATGTCAATATTGATTCATTACCAATTATTGATGTTGAATTTTATTTCTTAAATTTAAGAGCTCGTTCAGTTGGTGAAGTAATTGAAACCAAATATCGTTGTGAAAACGAAGTTGATTCAAAACCATGTAATAATTTAATGGAAACTTCTATTAATCTGTTAAATATTAATGTTGAAATGAATGACAAGGCCAAAGACCTTATTCAATTAACTGACACAATTGCAATTAAATTAAAGTATCCAGAGTTTGCATTATTAGATAGAGCAACCAAGTTTGATAGTGCTACTGACATGGCATTTCAAATGATTGTAGAAAGTATTGAATACATCTATGATGGCGAACAATACTATTATCCAAATGAAACAGACCCAACAGAATTAATTGAGTTTGTTGAATCGTTAAATGCCGAACAGTTTACTAAAATTGAAGATTTCTTTAATAATCTTCCTACTTTAAACAAAAAAATTGAAATAACTTGTAGTAAGTGTGGATACGACCACACGATAGAGGTGGAAGGGTTAGACAATTTTTTCGGTTAACATTTCGTCATGACAATTTGAGAAATTATTACAAGACTAACTTTTCATTAATGCAACATCACAAATATAGTCTTACTGAACTTGAAAATATGATACCTTGGGAACGTGATATTTACGTTAATATGCTTATACAATACATTGACGAAGAAAACGAAAAGATTAAGCAAAGACAAGGTAAATGAAAAGTAAATACGAGCAAGCAGCGAATACTAGAAAAAGAGGCCTAGTCGGTTCAATAACCGATAGGCTTGTTGCTGGCCAAGGTATTGGTAAATCGTTTGGTGCTGGTGTTTCAGAAACTCTTGCTGCAAAAACCACAGGTATCAAAGAAAAATTTGACCCGTTGAACATTGCTAAAATGTTTACCGGTAATTTAGGCATGGCACTTCTTGGTAAAATTACCGGTAGAAAATCTGAAGATATGGAATACTTCCTTAATAAAGGTCGTAAGAAAGGTGAACCATATCGTGCGGTCTCTGCACCAGAAACAAAAGTAGGTAAAGTTGATACTGCCTTTTACACCAATGTTCGTGAAGGTCAAAAAGGTTCGTTAAGAAAAGGTGACAATGTTGCTACTGTTGCAGCCAGATTAACGAATATATTAAAAGCTTTTTATGAAAAAGAAACTTTAAATAGAGAACTTGCACAAAATTTTGATGAAGAAATTATGCAAGAAGATCAAAGACGCCATGACGATTTAATTGCAGCAATTAAAAAAATACAAAAAGGTTCTATTTCTGATAAAGATTTAGAAAAAATTAAGAAAGTAGAAAAAGAATCTAAAATTACCGAAACTGCACCACTTACACCCAACACACCCACTACACCTGCGGCACCAACATCCACACCATCTATACCAAAGATGGAAGAAAAAGAAATTGCTAAAAAAGTTACTGAGATTAAACCAGGAATAAAAGAGCCTAGTTTGGCTGAACCCGTTCTTACACCAAAAATAGAAAAAACTGTGCCAAGTTTTGGTGCAAAAACTCCAAAAACAGAAATACCATCAATACCTACTGCAATAAAAGAAACTGTGCCTGCAGCAAAAACTGGTGGAGTATCAACTGCAACTAAAGCCGCCGTTGGTGCAGCTGGTATGGCTGGTGTAATTACTGATGCCCTCGCCGATGTAGGCATCACAAATCCATTTGCTAAACAAGCCATTTTAGGTAATGTTAATAAAGAAAGTGGTTTTCAAAATGTTGGAGAAAATTTAAACTACAAAACATCTAAACGAGTTCGTGAAGTATTTCCTAGTGTGACCGGTCAAATGACTGATGAACAAATACAACCATACTTAAATAATCCTGAAGGATTATCTGAATTGGTTTATGGCCATGAGACCAAAAAGGGTAAAGAATTAGGTAACACAGAACCTGGTGATGCATGGAAATACCGTGGCCGTGGATTAATACAGTTAACCGGTAAATCAAATTATGAACAAATTGGTAAAGAATTAAAAATTGATTTAGTTAAAAATCCTGAATTGGTTAATGACCCAGCAATCGCACCAAAAGTGGTTGCAGTATACATTAAGAAAAGATTAAAAGATAAAATCAATAGTTTTACTAATCAAAAAGATGCCAATAGAGATATTACACAAGCAATTGTTGGTTCAAGAGTTGATTTGACCAAAGGCATTGGTGCTCAACAATTGGCTAAAGTTGAGAACTACACGACATTAAATTCTGGTGAAAGAATATATGCATCATCGAATGAAAATCAAGAACTAAAACAAGAACCATCTGTTACAAATGTTGCGGTAAATAACACCAAAACAATAATTAATACAAGTAATAGAGAACCAAAGGTACTGTCTGGTCCACAGATAGAAGATTATCCAGTATTAGCATCTAATATAACATAAAATGATTATAATAAAAACTTTAGGTCAAGATACCTTTTCATGGAACCCAAATGCTTTCAATAGAAGAGGCCATTGGTTCCTTTTAGCTGAAACGGGTAGTTACATTCGTGTAGCAACTAAGGCCGAAATGTCCAAATTAGGCACTCCAAAAAAACAAGATGAAGCACAAGTTGATGTCAAAACTGGTGAAAGAAAGATGTCTTATCAACGTGCTGCTGAAATTAGAAAGAAAAGTCTTAAAAACTTAATCACGGATAAATTGGTTGAAGGTGAAGGCATTGGTTCTTCGATTGGTGGTAGTATATCAGAAAAAATGAAAGCAAGAACAACTGGATTAAAAGAAAAGTTTGATCCGTTGAACATTGCTAAAATGTTTACAGGTAAATTAGGTTCAGCATTACTTGGTAAAATTACTGGCAGAAGTAAAGAAGATATTAGATATTTTTCTGGCGACAAAAAACAAAAAGAAACAACATCAAGAACATCTTATGCTAATGAAAAATTAAACAAATCTGATACTGGATTATATTCAGCAATTTCAGAAGGCAATACACAATCAATGAAAAAAGGTGATGGCATCGCTACTGTATTGGCTAGAATGTATAACCTTATTAAATCTCAACAAATTGAATCATTGAAAAGATTTCAAATTGAAAAAAACTTTAAAAAGATTAAAGAAAAACAAAAAGACAAATGGAACAAAGAACTTATTCAAGCTTTAGGTGGTAAAAAATCATTTACAATTGTAAAAGAAACTAAAAAAGAAGAAAGTGGTAGCCTATTAGATATAATTTCTGGTATTATTGCTGGTATTAAAGCTTGGGTTTTAGGAAAACTGGAAAATTTTAAGACAGCCGCTAAAGCAGTTTTGCCAGTTATTGGTGCGGCCGCTTCTGCCCTTGGTGTTGGTAAAACACTACTTGATAAGATTACAAAACCAAGCTCGACTACCGCACCTATTGATCAAAAAAATAAAGAAGTTAAACCTGAAGAAAAGAAAGAAGTTAAGCCTGAAGAAAAGAAACCTGGCGATAAAAAATTAAATAAAGAAATTACCAAAGAATTAGAAAAAACCGGCGATAGTGATAACAAAAAACCAAAAGCAACAAAAGTTGGTAAAACTGAAGAAGTTCCAAAAGCCAGTAAAGTATCAACAGTACTAAAAGGTGCTAAAGGTGTTGTAAAATACTTAACTAAACTACCAATGATTGGTGTTATTGCTGGTGCTTATGAAATGATTGGAACAATACAACAAGCAATTGATGACCATGAAGCAGGAAAAATTACAGATGGTGAATTGAAAAAAACAGTTATATCAACCACCGCATCTATTATTACTGCTGGTGCTGGTACTTCTATTGGAGCAACAATTGGTGCTACTGTAGGTTCCGTTGCCGGACCTATTGGTACATTTGTGGGTGGTGCAGCTGGTGGTATTGCGGGTTATATTGGTGGTAAATATGCAGGTAAAGCTGGCGCAGAAAAGTTATTTGATTATGTTTCAAAATCGAATAGTGAAGTTGAACCAAAAATAGATGCAGTAAGAACAGAAGAACAAATGGTTAAATCCACGGATCAACCAAAATCGGAAGGCATTAAGAAATCAAAAGTTCCAGCTGCAATAGACGGTGCAACACAATCAACTTCTACACCAGCAAGTATGCCAACAGCAACGGCTTCTGCAACTGAACCACAAACGGCTGTACCTGTTTCCACACCAAGTATGACTGACGCAAGATTACAATCTACAATGGATAAAAATAATGAGATGAAAGCTGTTGGTAAATCATCAATCAATTCTACCATTATTGATAACTCACAGTCAATCAATGCAGCAGCTGGTGGTGATGGTGGTATTATGGTTGATTCTTCAGTTTCACCTAGAATAGATGATTCAACATTACAACGAGTTCATAGACAAAACCTACGACCAATATAAAAAACCCCGCCGTAGCGGGGTCTAAACCTAGGGGTCGTGAGTTTAATCTTCTTCAGCTAACTTACTGAAATAACTCAAATCATCCTCATCGGATGTATCATCTTTAAAAGGTGAATCTTCTGCTTTAACCTTAGGTGCATCAAAGGTTTTAGCTTTCACTTGTTCTACGGTTGTGCGTGGTGCTTCACCATTCAAACCAAGAACTTTATCAAGGCGTTTCTTCAACTCATCATAGGACTTGAATTCTTTCTCACCAGTTAATTCTTGGAGTGAGAATGAATCTTTCCAAATTTGTTCCAACTTGGCATCGTCATCAGACAATACGGATGGTGAATCAAACTCAGACTTATCATAGTTTTGATAACCTTCTACCTTACGAATCTTCAATTTGAAGTTAGCACCTTTCCACATATCAAATGGATTGATTGCTTGTTCATCTTCGAATTGTGGGTTCATTGCTTCAGTAATCTTATCAAAGATTTTCTTACCAAACTTGAACAACTTAATCTTTCCTTCGTTTTCTGGATGTTTAGGATCCGAAACGATATAAACATTGGCGATATAATTTAACTTACGCTTTTGTTTACGAACTACATCTTTGTTAGCTTCAATGCCAGAATTCCATAATGTAGAATTGTGTTCACAAACTGGACATTGTTGATTCTTTGTGGTTAAACAGTTATCAATTAACCAACCGCCAGGTCCTTGGAACCCGTGTGAGAAAATCTTAACCCAAGGCAGACCATCATCACCATCTTTTTCTGATGCTGGGAGGAAACGGATAGTGGCCATGCCATTACCTGCCTTATCAACTTCTGGACGCCAGAAATTATCAGACTTTTCCGCACCACCTTCAGATGATGTGTTTAGTGCTTCGATTGCTTTGGAGAGTTTGTCGAGATTGCCAGATTGGCGTTTTAGATTTGCAAATGAACTCATTGTGTTGCCTTTCGTATAAACGGAGTATTAACGGAATATGAACTACTTTCAAGGTACTTCTCATAATCAACTGCTAGTATATCATAATATTTATGCTTTGTCAAACGTACATCTTCAAAATACCGATGGTGGAATTGGCATCTTGGTGATGTATACCAATACCACCTTCTCTACGCCATTGGTCGATATTTACCTGAGTATCATCAATCAATAGTGTATTTTCGTTTGAGTAATCCTTCTTGTGTCTTTTACCTGGTACAATTATAGGAGGAAACTCAATGTTGTGTTTTTTCAACCACTCCAACTTCTGTGGTCTAATATCAGGATCTCTTTTATCGGAGGCGCTTGACGATAGAATCTCGGTTGGAACATCTAAACTTCTTAAAAAGTTAATTAGTTCCATGGCGTCAGGCATTAAATCCAAATCTGCAAATTCTCCATCGGCAATAAACTGTGTGAAGAACTTATCAAACTCTTTATTGCTTTCTGCCTCTCTTGGTAATATTTTATACCGAGCTTTGTATCTTTTGTCAAAGTCGGCAATCACACCGTCCATGTCTAGGTAAATTTTGGTAATTTTTATATCAGGCATATTCTTTAATTTTTTCTTTCAATATATCTTCAAACTTCTGAATCTTTTCTTGGTCAAATATAAAAGGCTGATACTTTCGTAATCTTAACTCCCAATTTGGCCAGATAATATCATCAGTTATCTCTTTCTTCCATGCTGGCAAGAAACCCATAATCATATTCATGTAAACAACCGTTTCAAGGTGTATATTATCTTCCATCAATTCTTTCAATAAATTTGGATAATTACCAGATAACTGAAACATTTCTTTTGGTTTATATTTGTTGAACAGGTAGATTATATCATTCTCAAAGGTATAAGTCAAGCTTTGTTGTGTCTTTTGCCACTTTTTGAATACCTCTTCACCATCAACCGTGTTCATATCACCCACCCACTTATCACCATCCAAAAAGTTGGCAACATAGAAATTTCTTAATTCTTCTAATTGGTATTTACGAGATAGTTTATAGAAAGTATACTTGTCTTTCCTTTTCAGAAAGGCATCTTGTGATACATTCGTCTTACCGTTATACTTGAAGTAATCGTAAGAGTTTGATGTAAAGTGCAGCTTCAATGCATTATAAAGAGCAAAGGCTGCGAAGCCTGTGTTCTCGGTCATATCGGCAGTTTAGAACTTTTCTTAATTAAATTTAAACTTTGTGCTTCTTCTTTAATCTTTGCCTTTAATGCAGAAGATATTAATGTTGCGGCTACTTCTACCTCTAGGCCAGACTCCTTACAATGATGGCAGATAGAATCCATTAAACCGATTCTTTTATCTGCCGCCAATTGTTCAATCAACATACTAAATTTCTTAATCTCATCACGGGTTGGCATATTAAATCTTACTGTAAAATATATGGTTTCCTATTTGTTTAACAACCTTGGTCTTTTCCCAATTAGGTTTAATATAAACTGCATGGAAATATAATGCATTTGATTGCGCTATTGTATCATGAACATAGGGTTCTGTCAAGGCTCTCTTGGCAATTAATTGGGACTCTTCCCAAGAATACTTATCTTTCACTACCAATTCTTTTACCATACAGGTCCATGAGAATTGGCAAATCGTTCTTAAATTTTGATCAGTAGTTTTTTGATAAACAACTGAACAAATGTCGGATGGAAATTTACCAGAGTTTACACGGTTTAATGTAACTTGTGCTACTGCCAATTTACCTTCATATTTCTCGGAACCGGCCTCATAGTAAATATTTTTTGCAAGGCAGTCTACTTGTCTGTTATAATCTGCACTTACTTGTTTTGCTGTTGTTGTATTAATAAACTCCGATGATAGAGTTGGGGCTGTATAGATTACAGTTAAAGCAGTTAATACTATTGTGAGTGTGTTATATTTCTTTGTGTTAAACATCTTTCTTCCTTTTTGATGTTCTGGCTGCCGAGAATTAGGCGGCCAGATTTCTCCAATTACGAATTCGTTTTCTTTGTAATTTTTACTTCAGGTTGTGGAGGGGTTTGCGAAACGAATAGATTAAGTGATTCTGCTTTCTTAACTATATCTGCTTCTGTGGGGAATGCTGGCAGCTCGGGGATATCAGGTGATTCACGGCCAGCAATTTTTGCTGCCTCAACCTGTGTTTGCCATTGTTCTAATTTAGCACTTCTTAAATAAGAATACTCATCAGAAACTAGGCCTTGTGCCATCTTTAATAATTCTAACCGAATTTCATACGGTGTCATACTCATATTGTTACTCCTGTGTGTGTTTGTGTGTTACTAAACGATTGTGTGTTTTGTCTAGTAGTATTATTTATCCAAAATTAAGTCCGACCCACCACCTATTTTAACGAAATAGGAAACTATTATAACATAAATTTATTCAAATGTCAATCAGCGGCCACATTACTACCACATTTGGCACGCTTTGCATTAGTTAAAGCTGCGTAGTCCATTGGCCACTCGGCACCAACCGGTAATTCTTTTGCGTTGGATGGGAATGAGAATTTAACTCCAGCAGTACCTTCAATGTTAGCAATACCCATACGGAACTTGGTTAGGTCGTTGCCTAGGTTTGGATAAGGTTCTGTATGAGGAAATGCCCAACCTGCCACCTCATTGGTGGAGTGATTGATAACAATCTTGTAATAACCATGTGGTACTGTAACACCATTACCAATCTTTTTATTAGTAACGCCATATATACCGCCAACGTAAACGATATAAACCTGATTGCGGAGGACAGTCCAACCCCGTACATTCGTTTCTAATAACTTCCAGATTCCACGATTTAGGCTTCCAGCTTGAGGTGCCATGTTTGTCATTAAAAAAGATTCATATTCAACTTGCTGACTCCAAGATTGGTCACCATCAGGCGACATATGACCTTTATCAAAACCTGTACCTGCGTAATCATCAGGTCTTGGTCCATTAGGTGTAGTTTCATCTTTCACAAATGCATTGGTTCTAGGGAAACAACCTAATGCAGATTGTGGTGTCATGGTATATGTTACATATTTTGGTAGTTTGGCTGCAGAATCATAACCAACAAAATAACCTTCACGACAAATAGGATACATTGGTGGGTTTGTTGATGGAAAACCAAAAGGTGCATGAACGATACATTGTGCCTGTGCTTGATTAGGCCTTTGTTGCCATGCATAACTAGTACCTATAGGTATTAAAATGAGTGATAAAATAATACCTATAAGTTGCTTTTTCATTTGGCGTTTTTCCTGTAATATATGATTGCCTCAACTAAACCATCAATGTGGTCAGCAGTTTTTTGTTTAAATAATAATGGTTCACTATCTTCTACTGCCATGATAATAACTGTGTTATTTATAGGAGTTCCAATCATATCTTCATACATTAATGCATATGCAGAAGTTTGCCAATAATAATCTTTAATTTGTGCCGCTGTCTTTGGTCGTTTGGATGTTTTAAAATCAATTACTGATAACTCACCATCAAATTCTGCAATACAATCTACACGACCAGCCATACCTAATTGTTCAGACCATAGTGCCTGTTCTTGATAATGTATATTGTTGATACGATTTAATAATGGCTTTAAAGAAAAAAACATTTCTTTCGCATCAGGCATAATATCACCTAATGAATCGTTGTTTAGATATCTTTCACATAATGTATGAACGTTGGTTCCTCTACCTGTTGCAATCTTAGAGATTCGATTGGCCTCTGCATCACCAACTCTCTTACGCCATTCCATAATGGCCTGTTTCTTTTGGGCGCCAAGGACTGTTGTAACAGATGGAAGTTTTACACCATTAGGTAAAGTATAGAATCTTCTACCATCAGGTGAAGTTTGAGATACTAAATCGGGAAGTTGTTTTGGTGGACAATATTTAAACATATTAATTTACAAACTCAATCCAACCAGTAATGATATACTTGGTTTGTCCACCTAGTGGTGGGTTGCCACGATGTGTATGTGTATAACCAGCAGGCCAGATGAGTAGACGACCTTCTTCCGGTTTAATCCTTTGTCCTGAATATAAGAATTCTGTTTCGCCACCCTCACGGATGTTATTGAGATACATTAAGAATACACCAACTCTGGCGTTCATATCTCTTGAACCATTCTCACAATGCCAGATATGATAACCTTCGGTTGGTTTTGTTCTTTGAACTTTGATTGTATAAATCATTTGCTGTGGCATATTCTTCAATACGGAATATTCTTTAGCGTAAATTGGATAACATTCTTGCCAAAATGTATTAGTAAATGTATCGAAATGTTCTCCTAGATTATCTTTGGAGAATGATATACTATCAGGACCAAGTATAGAAGTGGATGTATCAGACTTAACAGTTTCGACTGTGTAATCTCTTTGCCATGTTTTACCCATGGTATCAAGTTTCTCAAAATAATCAATCATTTCTTGGCAATATTCATGAGTAAAAAACCCATCAAATACACCTACAAAATTATCAAAATTTACATTTTGCTTCATTCATCATCCTCAATATAATATATTTTTTACTAATCCGTTCTCGGATCTATTCTTTTCTAACGAGTGCTTCTGCTTTATATATTCAACAAGTTCCTCTTTAACTTTTTCCTTGTTTTGATATTCGTAATACAGCCGCTGTTGTTTTGACATTATTCTTTTTTTGCTCATTAGTTTTCCTATTATTATTATCATTGGATAGCTTTTGAGTCTTTACTACGGGGGCAACTTTCTGTTCAAGTTTAACTCCTTTGTAGATTAGTAAAACGGGAAGGTTATTAACTACCATTCTCTTGGTGCTTTGGTTTTGTGACCATCTTTGATTGTATTCTGGCCAACCTGTTCTTTCATTCGACCAATGACATACTTCTCAAAAGTTGAATCAGGTTTACCAATACCGGGAACAGACATACGCATACCATCAGACATGATAGGTAAATTCTGTGCAGAAATGTATATTTCTAGGTGGGGATTATCGAGTTTGAATTGTTCTAACACAGTATAAGACATACGGTGTTCTTCAACTTCACTTGTTTCTTTATTTAAGAAATCATATGTTGGCATTAAGAGTATCCATAAGATAGAGGTTCAACCATTTTAATAAACCAGTTAGGTTCTGTTCTACTATTTATCTTACCTTTCCATGACCATAAGTGACTTTTATTTTTTACATAATAGTTACGATATGATTGAATGGAATCATTTTTTACTTTGGCATCGTCAGGCATGGCGGGTGTAGGTTGTGTAAACTTACCTACTGATATATTATTTGGTATTTTTTGCAAGGCATCAACCAAACCAGTTTCTTGGCACTTGTGGATTTTACCATAACGGTAGGTATATTCTGCACACACGGCAACCAACAATGAATGTAACCACTCATAGTTTTCTGCGTTTACTCGACACCACACAGCAGAAGGATGATTAACATGAGTAGCGGAATAAAGCACTTGATCACGCTCATCAGAGAGAATGTAGTGCTGTTGTTTGCGACCAGACTTAGATAGACGAGTAGCAAGAACACCGTCAAGAACACGGTGTGCGGTAGAAAGTAATTGAGCATATTCAAGTATCATTTTAACAACGTGCTTATCTACATGGTCGTGAGCACATTTTACGGGGTCATTATCAAGGTAAAAAATATTCATAGCATTCTAATCAAACCTATTGTATCAATAGTAGTAAGTAACAAGTAATTAGCAACCATCCCAAAAGATTTGCGAGTAAAAGCAGCCCACAAATACATAGCACACCCAGCAATCCAGATTGGATATAAAATGAGTAACGGTGGGTTAGGGACAGTAAGAGCCATTGTAATGGAACATCCAATGCTGATTGCCCACGCCAATAGTTCAACAACAAAGCGAATTTTGTTTGACTTCCAATCATCACGGATCCAACCAAAAATGTTATAAAATGCATCGTTCATTATAGTTTAGGAATATCTAATACTGAACCTTTAATTGCCTTAACTTTTTTAGCAATGTCATCACTTGAAACCGTCTGCATAGCAAACTGTTTGAACTGTTCGTAACTATCAGTAACTTTAATTACACCGTGAGCCAAAAACAATGCACAACCTCCAGACACTAAAGGAGCAATTTCAACCACTTCATCTAAATTAATAATTACTTTACTGCTTTTCTCAACAGAATTAACTTCAACAAATAATGCCATTATGCTTCTCCTTTATCCGACTTCATAGTTAATTTGGCCAATTTGGCTCGTTTTTCCAACACTTCAGCTTCAATCATCATCTTTTTCCACGGACCTCGTTGTTCTGTTGTCAATGTAGCCAACGTTCTTTTGGTAGACTTACTTAAATTAAAATCTTTATTAGTTTTCACTTGTTTCCTTTATCACAATCAGTTACACGAACTAGTAATGTATCAGTTTGATTCAATGGTCGAACAAAATAACATTCACCTTTAACTGACCAAACTAATTTGTTTTGAATAGATCCATCAAACTCACCACTAAATGGTTTATTCATAAAATATGGTGCATAATACATAGTCAATACAAATATTAACAAACACAAAAGAAATGTTGTTTTATACTTTGTAAAATACTCATTTAAATTTTTATACATGAATAATACCTTTCGTATAGAATATGGCCATTATACCAGCAATCATAAGGAAAAGCAATACAATTATGGTACACTTATGTGATTCTTCACGCCAGTATTCTGTTTCTCTGGTAATCATTTCGTGTTGTGCTTCAACCATTGGTGGTATATCAGGTTGCATCAACTTTAAGGTCTCATAGGACTGTTCCAAACGCCTCAAACATTGCCAATAATTATAGTATGATATCATATTAATCCCACAAGTTTTGGTAGTATCTACCGAATAATCTAAA